TATTAATATTAGTAGTTGTGTATTTTTTAACAAAATTATATAACAAAGTTGAACAGTTTCACGGCGTTGAAGAGACTCTTAGAAAGATTACTATTAATAATAAAAATAAAGTTAATATCCTAAATGATAATGATATTGTTGTAGGTATTATTAACATACCAAAAATATACGGCCCTATAGCATTTAGAATAAGTGATGACCGACAAAAGTTAGAGGTTACAACAAAACCAAGTAAGAGCGTTAAGGTTACGTTAATTTCTTTTAAAAAAAAAAAAGGACACACATATACAACCCGATTTATAACGGTTGGATCATCCCGTCAAAATACTAAAAGAATATCTTTAGGTAAGGACAGTATTAGAAACAAAATTTATTTTCCATATAGCAAAGTATATAACACTAAATGGCCCGCTATCTTTAAAGTAAATGTTAATAATAGCACTTCTGGTAATAATACACTCACCATAACCAGAATAGATAAAAATTCTGGTTGGGGTCAAGACTTGGAAATTACAGAAATTACCGAAACTCCAATAGAAACCTCTACCGAAACTCCAATAGAAACTCCAACATCCGCACCAGTATCTGTTGGTTCAAATAATATATCTAATAAATTAAATACTCTTTCAGATAAAATTAACACTATTTCAGATAAAATTAATACTATAGCAGATCATTCCACCGTTCAAATTATATCTAAAAGCACAACCGATATGATGTCATATATAGAAAGTATTATTAATAATGCAAGTGGTGAATAAATATAATATCTATTATATTTGTATATGAGCACAACTAAAAGCCTCGAAGAAAAGTATCAAGAAAAAATAATTCTACGAAACCAATTTAATAGTACAAGTTTGGAAGATACCTTGGGTAACTTAGAATGTTTGGCTGGAGGGTGTGGAGTAACAAAAACATACCAAGATGACACCACCCAAAACTTCTATTATCAGTGGGACACAGAAGGTGCTATAACCCCACCCAATTGTAAAGCTTGTAAGCCCAACCAAACTACCAGTGGAAATAATGCCCCCACCAACCAACCTACCAATGGAAATAATGCCACCACTAACCAACCTACCAATGGAACTACGGTTGTTTTAAATGATGACAGTGCCCCCACCAACCAACCTACCAGTGGAAGAACCAGTGTAAATATTAAGGGTGTTATAGTAGAAACTATGACAGATAGTAATGGCAATTTAACTTATAAGTTACATTTCCCAAAAAAATTTTCTCAAACACAAATAGATGAAATAACGGAAAATATCAATATGTTATTTAATTCCGAAAACATTGAGAATGAAGTAACTCAAGAAGCCATTACAACCACCACCTATTCTCCAAATTTATCGCAGAGCACCCCCGCTCCCATTCTGAACTTTGATATAGATAAAAAATACAATAGTGTTAAGATAAATGATATTTTTGAAGAATTAACGGTGAAAGATATAAAAATACTTTTATCTAAATTAATGAAAATGAATTTGGACCTTGAACGCAATTCAAACTTATTTAATCTGATTGCTGGTGGTCGCGACAGTTTAAAACAACGACAGCAATACGATTCGGATCATGATATGGGCAAAGATATAGGCAACCATTCCAATGAAAATATGTCCGATAATCTAAGTAACAGTCTTAAAAGATACGACCCTGTTTTATGGAACATATTTTTTGGAAAGGGGCGGTCTCATAACTATAGTGAGTTATACGTACCTGGATACCAATTTTCAAAACCTGCCAACTGGCCATCGCAAGCCTATAAACCACCATCGTGTTTAGTTGACCCCGATCAAAAGGCTGGTCCATATGCTTTCTATGCTCAAGGGTCTCCTGATTCTTTATCCGTTGAGGGACTACCGAAACTAGCTTAATTAATTATTTTTATTTTTATTTTATATATATAATGGATGTTGCTCGTACAGGATATATTTTTCATTCCAATATAAAAAGTGATTATGATGCATACCTTTTAAAATTAGAAAATTTGCTCAACCAATCCAAGGGAAAAGCGTATAAATTGGAAATAAAGAAAGACCAATTTATTCTTTTAAAAAATGATAAAAAGCATGAGACACTTGACCGTCCTTTTTATTATAATACTAGGGTTATTTTAAACGAATTGCGTGAAGAATCTAACAATTTATATAATCAAATTACTACCACGCGATTACAACCAGATAATGCTAATAAATTGAAAACATTAACCCATTCTTACAGGGAAATAAAAGCAACCTTAATGAATATATTAACCTATCATAACGAAATAAATGATATTGATAGAAGAAACATAGAGGTGAAAGGACTTCAATCAAAAAAAGTAGAAATAAAGAAACATTTAGATTCTCTATATGAAAAAATATTAGAAAACAATAAGAATAAGCAAAGTGTTAAGGCTATATGTAGTGAATTCAATAAGCATAATACTATAATGTCAATCGATAATCAAATTCGTAATCTTAACAATAAAGAAAATATTAACTATATTATTCAAACGAAAGAACAGCCTATTGAGACCGTGGAAGTGACCAACGTATTGGACCCAGCGCCAAAAACTGATAATCAATTGGGTGTAATGGAATTAAATATAGAAGAAAGTTTAGATGAAATTGCCGAAAACTTGAAGGAAAATGATGTTGAAGAACTGGCATTCTATGAAAATAAACCTGAAATCCCAACAGAAGATACATTAATACCTGAAGTCCCTGAACCCGTTGAACAGTTAAAGGAAAAGTTATTAAAAATCACGAAGAAGACTAAGAAAAAAGCGGTGGAGGATAAAGATAAAGATAAAGATAAAGATAACAAAAAAATTAAAATGACTAAGAAAAAACCCGATATATATTTTAATTCTAAATCTAAAAATAAATACCACGAATTATCAAATTTCTATGGGGGTGTAGAGGGTTGCTATATGAAAAAACGTTTCGGCGCCAAGGAAGTTCATGATTTAATTGACCAGTTTGAAACGTGTTCAAAGGATGAATTTATTGAGTATTTGAAAAAGTTACAACCATCCAAGAAAAATTGGACGCCATTGAAATTGAAATATTGGATTAAAGACGATAAACCCATTAGAGGAATTTTAGCGAAACTTGTCGGGAAAGTTTCCGATAAACGTCGAATGGGTGTTTTGAAAGAAATGTTAGGAATTGACGACTTGAAGATTTTACCAGAAGCTTCCGATGATGAAAAACGCATTCAAATGAAAGAATGTCTAATGACTAAATATAAAAAGCCCAAGTATAAGGAATTGTTATTGAAAACGGGCATTAAACCTCTCCACGAATCCCCATTGCGAGGTGGTGCTAATTTATGGACATATCGGGATGATAAAGGCGGTGATTTATTGGGTAAATTATTAATGGAAGTGCGATCCGAATTGAGTTAGAAACTGGTTTTTAAAATAGTAACTAATTATTAAATGGTACATAATTATAAGATAGATGAAATTGTAAATTACTATTGGGATATAATAACCCACGAATATGATATTATTAATAATGTGACCGACGAACATTTTAATGACGAGTCTGATTATGAAAGCGAAACTAATACAGATTATGACGAGGACGACTTATTATATATGAAATAATAATTTTATAATGTAATTTTAATGGATGATTCAAGTTATTTCTTTATAATATTAGCGATATGTATGATTTTAATATATCTATTAACCCCATCTCCAGATATTTTATTCAATACGAAAAAAATTAACTAATTATATAGTATTGAGGATGTTAGGTTTATATTTATTTTATATTTTATTGGCATTTTGTTTAGCCGTTTTGTATTATCTGTTTTTAAGTTCTAGAAAAAATATAATAATAAATGAAAATAAATGTCTAGAAAGTAATAAACCCAAATGTTTTACCTCGTTTTAAATTTATTTTTTTTTCCTATAAAAAAATTATTAAAATGTCTTCTAAATCAACTCCATTGAATCAACTCCGAAATCGCAATCAACCACCCCCACAACAACCAGCCCCATCTATGCCTCAACAAGATGAAGCTACCGAAAACGATTTGGTAAATGAAATTTTACAAGAAATTGACGATACGAATGAACCAATGCCTAATAATATGGATAATGACTTTGAACAACCGATTTATATGCAACAACCACAGGACCCCCAGTATCAAGAACCACCACAGGTACAGGTCGCCGAACCCACGCAACCAGTAGAAAGTTTATTCGATAGCTTAAAAAATAATTTTGTCGTGGGAGTTATTGTGCTATTGCTTTGTAATCCAATGGTATCCCAGGTAATTGAAAAGGTATTGCCTAATAAAGATATAATTAAAAAATACACCGAGTATATAGTTATGCTAGTAAAGGCCTTATTGGGTGTTATTATGTCTTTTTGTTATCAAAATTTTATGTAATAAATATATAAATGTATACACAAACAAATATTATCGCTATATTATTTTTAATTTCGTTATTTATAGTTGTTAATCTCATATTTAAGAATTATACAAATATAATCATTTTTCTAGTAAGTTATGTTGGGATAGATTTATATTTGAAAGATAAATATACATCCGTGTTGATTGCCTATGTATTAGGAATATGCTATGGGATATTTAGAAATTTTCATTTATTAGAGAATTTCGAGATAACAAATAAGACGGAAAAAAAAGTGGCGCTGAATGACGACACCACATTCAATAAATTAAATAGTGACCCACTTATACAAATTAATCCAGATATAAAAACGGTCATTTCCGACAAACTACTTACTAAATTTATAGAAAAACTTAAAACGGAAGACGACTCTATTATTTTTACACGAAAGGTGTTTATTTACGATCTTAAACCGACCATAAATGAATTACGACAAGGGAAAATCAAAAAAATGAAATCAACGAAACTAAGCAAACCTATAATTCTATCGGAAGATAATTTCATTATAGATGGACACCATCGTTGGTATGCTATGAAAATGAATTCAATGGCCCAAAACAATAAAAGCAAAGAATCCGATGATAATTATATAACTGCCACGATTATTAATATGAAAATTGATAGATTGATGACTAAAATCAAGGACTTTAAGGAAGAATTCAATGATAATACGATGACTACTTTTAAATTTGATAATGTCAAATTAGAAGAAGCCGAAAAAAATATAAAAAATATAAAATCCAGTATAAACAATTTAGATGTTTACATGGCCGATTTAAAACAATTAAATTTGGTCTAAATATTTATTTTTTAATATATATTATAATTTTAATGATCGTTGATAACAATATCATACTAGTTATGCTTGTGATAGGCATAGGTTTGGGATACAATCATATGAAAACCCAATATGATAATATCAGTATAAAATTAGATAGTTTAGAAAAAGCTAAATTAGTCAAGCAAAACTTAACAAAAAATAGCGACGTGGATGTAATTCGGAATCAAGTTGAAATAGTTAAAAAATTAGAGGCCATTGATATAAATCGCGATAGAGATTATAGGGCCCTCGCCGACCCTATGTATCCACCACTCGCCAGAAATCCGTATATGGATAATAGAATTAATATAAAAACTCGTGGCGATGGAGGCGACTACCAACAAATAGGATCGCTTCACAAGGAGGCTAATATAAATAAAGATGGACAATCACCTGGTTCTAATAATGATAATTTGATATTGCCTTTATTTGGTAAACGAACCTATAGTGGTTCAAATCATTGGAATTACTATACTTTATCAAATAATAATGTAAAAATACCATTGACCTATCGTTCTAAAAATTGTAGTGATGATAGAGGATGTGAAGAGTTATATGATTCGGAAACTTTAAATATCGATGAGTTTAATGGGGCTTTTAAACTTAAGATTTATAATTACGATAAACCGAGGTATATTCCAACGATATAACGCCTAAAAAATTTATGCTATTATAGTAATTATGTATTTATTATTATTAACTATTTTTTTAATATCACTATATTTTTTATGTAAAAATAAAACCGAAAAATTTGAGGGAACTGTCCCTAAAATTGCCAATAATTCCATTAGATTCAAAAAATCCAATAGTTATAATCTCATATACGAATGTAAAAAATATTGTGTATGGGAGTGTAATCCTATAAACGAGTATTTTCCTATAGGGCAAGTCGTAACAAAAACGAAACATCCTCCTGAGTCGTGTGTGATTTTAATTCATAGTCATGATATAAAAAAAAGAATAAGCGACTATGAATTGATTTCCTCAACCAATGACGGAATGAAAATCTGGAAACCGAATGTAACGGGTGTCTGTTCGTTTATATTCAGTATTAACAAACCCTCATTAAATCGGATCAAGGCGATACCTATGAATTGTCTTAAAAAAACCCAAATAAATGAAATGGTATTTTCAGATAAAAATTTCAATATATGGAATATCCATGATTCAAACTATATTTATATTCAAGACACTATTAATAAAAATAGAAAACTAAATATAGAATTTTACCGACCTAATATGACTTGTTTTAGACCTGAAAAACCTCTACTATGTGTAAAAACCAATAGTTTTAAAAAATTATACGGCGATACTAAATTAAGTATATGGCGTCCTATAGCTCCTAAAAATTACAAACCATTGGGAGACTGTATATTTAAACCGAATGAAAATCCCAATGGAAAAAAGAATATAATAGTGGCACACAAATCGGTATGTTACCCTATAATTGATTATCACGATGTCCCAGTATGTCAAATTAATAAGTTATCAATATGGAAACCGAATTGTCCGATTGGTTATAATACTTTAGGGCACGTGATATCATTTGATGGTAAGGAACCCTATGCGAATGAAGTTTATTCAATCCCACTTGAATATTTAGACCGTAATAATGATATTAAAAATATGAAAAATTCCATTGACGAGAGTGAAACTGGAACATATTCTCTTTGGAATAACGACCATTTTTGTTTTGGAACGAGTGATTTGAAAAAACCAACCAATTCATTTAAAATTAATATGAATTACTGTTTATTTGAAAAAAATTCCACCGAAATACCCCAAGAAGTTTCAATGGAGTTGGCCGTTCCAATTGACGACGAACTTGATGATGAAATGGTTAAAGAAATTAAAAACACTTTATCCCAAAGAACCGGTGTTTCTCATTATAGATTTAATGAATTTAAACAGATTGATAATAAAATTTATTTCACTATTGATTCTAAACCAATAAACACAAAAGAAGATTCAATAGACGAAATTATGGAAACTTTACTTGAAATAACAAACAAAAAACCATTGTATGTTAATGATGATATTGCATTTAAAAATATAGTCTCTAATCACACTATAAATAAAGATACGATTGCGCTTGATAATAGCACATTTAATAATAAACTGGTGGATAGCACATTTAATAATAAACTGGTGGATAGCAAATAAAACGACTTTATTTGTCTAAATTATAGCATTTTTTAGTATCACCATAATTTATAGAAAATAAAAATATATTTTAAAAAAGTATGAAATTAAATAATTTCGTCCATTATACCAAGTTGAATTGTTTTCGTTGCCTTCATATACCTATCCTTTAAAAGCATTTTCTTTAGAGTTTCCTGATCAATTCCGGTATGTTCATAATAAATATTTTTAATAATTTTCATGAATGTTTTATTATTTTTATTTTCTTCTTCAAATTCGCTGACCGTCCCCCAAAATCCATTTCGCAATTGATGGATTAGCATAATTGAATATTTTCCAATATAGCGTTTTTTACCAATTACGGCAATCAGTGTGGCAGCCGACGAGCACTCCCCTTCAATAAAAGTATGGATATCTAATTTAGATTTACGAACCGTTTCAATGATACTCAAGGCGGCTATAACATCGCCTCCACAAGAATTAATACGAATATTAATAACTGGATTTTCAATTCCGGTTTGAATACCTATAACTTGGTATTTTTTCACCAATTCATCAAATTTAACATTAAAATCTAAGGCCATTCGTTTATTAATTTCGCCGTATAGATAAATATTATTATTCGTAATTTTAATTTCATTATCAACTTTTTCTTCTTCCTCCTCCTCATCTTCCGTCGGTGCTGTCATAGACTTACTTTTATAACCATATTTATATCTTGTTTTAGGTGGCATTTTAGTGTAATTATTAGTGTAATTATTCTTTAATTAGTATTAATTTCGGCTATAATCAAATTTCTGTAGAGAGCCTTCAACCATTTGACAGTTTAATGGACTTAAGCACGTTTCGTACCAAGGTCTATTTACCCCATTTTGTTCCCAATTGCTATGAAGATGGACACCTGAACCATCGATATTATTGAAATCCACATAATTATATTCTGTATTTTCTTTTTCAAATTCTTGCGTTTGAAAGGCATAGTTTTTTGGAAATGTAATTGATTGAGGGACATTAGGTGAAATAGAGTAATCATTATATTCATTTATATTACCAGCGTAATAATCAGTCGGTCTATAAATATTCATAGTTGTTTTAGTTTCAAATAAGGGTGCTGTGTCAGATGGCGTCTTATTTTGAAACGATTCAATAGTGTCTTCTTGTTCTTCTTGTTCTTCTTGTTCTTCTTGTTCTTCTTGTTCTGGTTCATTACGAGGTATTCTATATATAGTTTCAAATATGTAGTTATACACATATGAAAAAAGAGCATAAACAATTAAAATAATTATTTCCACGAAAGCAATAAATTTACCAATCATGCCTATTTATTATAAAAAAAATATTTTAAATTATTAAATGTCATTAAGCACAAGTAATTGGACTTTTAAAGATTATTCTAATTGGGGTGGGATTTGTAATAGTAATGTCAACCAATCTCCAATAAATATAGATACCGAACTTACAATTCAATGTGAATCCTTATGCGACCTTAAATTTTTCTATAAGCCCTCAAAATGTAATGTGAAATTTAATAATGGAATGATAATACTAAAATATGATAAGGATTCCTATATACTCTATAAAAATGTATATTATAAATTAGAATATATAACAGTTCATACTCCTACAATGCATCAAATTGATGGTGAGAAATATGATATGGAAGTGATTATGGTCCATTCAACGGGAAATCCAAATGAAGGGGGTGTTACTATTAGTTGTATGTTTGAAGAAGGACCCCATTTTGGTAAAGCCGAAACCTTTTTCAGTCAATTTATTAACGACACCCCTTCTTTTAAATCCGAATTCGAAGAAACCGTTGAAGTATCTAGTGTTTGGGGGGCCGATATGCTTTTGCCCGACAAACGGTCGTTTTATGTGTATGAAGGGTCGCTCCCATATCCACCGTGCTCGGGTAAATACTTTAATATAGTTTTAGAACGAACAGGGACAATTGGTAGTACTAATCTAGGAATCTTGAAAAAATATTTGACGGGTAATATAAGAAATATCCAATCAATTGGTACGCGAAAAGTATTTTATAGTTTAGGGAAAGATATAATACCCTCTGAACGAAAAGAAAGTGTGACCGATGATAAATTTTTGCGGTGTGTGCGTAAAACTATTAGTAATGTTACCAAAAAACCTTCTAAACGCCCCCCAGATAATTATATAGGATGTTATAAGGATGGTTCCAAATCAAAAGCATTGAGTAATAAAGTAGGTTTTGTGGATAGTCCTGAAGTGTGTAACGAACACGCAATTAAGAATAAAGTGAATTATTTTGGATTATATGAAGCCACCACAGTGGATAGAAATGGCACTACAAAAAAACAGTATAGGTGTAGTTTGCCTAATGACACCGATAATTTTACCCAATATGGGTTCTCGGATGATTGTATACAAGTTGATGATACAAACTTCTATCACGGAGATGATAAAACGGTGGCTGTATATAGGTCCACTGGAGATTATTCGTATTTTTCATTTTCAATGAAAGCGAGAATTAGAACAGTTATAATGTTTATATGTTTAGGTATGCTTATGGCAAATGCGTTTTTCTTAACAAAATATCTGTTCAAAGAAAAGATTACTCAAAAAATACTAATATCTATTGTTGGCGTTCAAAATTTAAACTTCGGATCATTAACACCTGAAGCAATAATACAAGAATGGGAAAACCGTTGCGTCCCTAAACGCGTTGGTGTAAATAGCTCCAGTAGTAGCGATAATCCAAGACTGCGATTTGGAACTTAACCTAAATAAGATTACCACTTAATTTATCAAACGAGTCTTCTATATTAAAAAAATTAGAAGCGATATCGGTGATATTATTTCTACTTAAATAATTGAACTGGGTGTCAATTTCGTCTTGAGATTTATTTTTTAAAGGTGATGTATTTTTCATTTTCATTGGTTCAACTATCTTTTCTACATTTACATTATTAATCATATCATTCAATTGTTTATTATTTTTTTTCAAGCGATTCACTTTATTATTTTTAGTTTCTTGTAAAGTGTCTATTTTTTTATTAGTTTGGTTCTTTTTCATTTCCTGTAATTTTTGGTGGGTCATTAAGAATGCGATTGCCATTAACAAACAGACAATCGGTTCCCAAGAAGCCGATAATAAGATAACAACGATTAATACCAATCGCATATATACATTTTCAAATTGTTTCAATTGGACTTCGGTCAAATAGTGAACCCCCACAACGGAATAAAATGTTAATACTAGATACATTAAATATTTTAACGAACAGTTGAGGGTAATTGACCCATTCATTAACTTCATTAATTTATTAGGTTTCATTTTGGACAAAGGCATATATAATTAACGTAGAAAATATTAAATTTTTAACTCGTAAAATATAAATTTGAATTAGTATTAATATTAAACCCCTTAAATAAATAATGTATAAAATTATAATCGTCTATTATGAAAGATTATTGTAATTTGAGTGCGCGTGGATATACAATTTTAAAGGATAAGTTATCCGAAAGTGAAATAAAAGATATTAAAAGCGACTTAACCGTCCAACCATTCGTAAATACGGATTTCTCAAAACCACCACCCCCGTTCCCTATATATAAAGAAAATGACCGTAAATTATATATACCTCGTTTTTATGGTATTGAAAAATATGGTCAGCCACATACTACCAACCTCAATACTCCAAAAGAAATTAAATGTAAATTCACCAAAACATTAAGACCAATTCAACTACCAATAGTGGAGGCATTTTTAAACGCTACCAATAAATCCGATTATGGGGGTGGTGGAATTATTTCAATACCGTGTGGCTATGGTAAAACCGTTTTGGCGTTATATTTGGCATGTATGTTGAAAGTAAAAACCCTTGTAATCGCCCACCAAGATTTCTTATTGACTCAATGGAAAGAGCGCATAGACCAGTTTGTTGAAAATGCTCGTGTGGGTCATATCCAAGGAAAATATTGTAATGTGGAAAATAAAGATATCGTTTTAGGAACCCTTCAGAGTATTTCTATGAAAGATTACGACCCTAAAGTATTTGAAGGGTTTGGATTTGTGATATACGATGAGTGTCATCATTTAGGTGCGGAGGTATTTTCCAAGGCACTAATAAAAACCAATTTTAAATATTTGCTCGGACTTTCGGCGACTCCAACGCGATTAGATGGGCTTTCCAAGGTATTCAAATGGTATTTGGGACCAATTGTATATATAATAAAAAAACGAGTGGAAGAAGAAGTGAATGTCAAAGTAATCAAATATAAAAATAGTGATGACGCCTATTGTAAAGAAAAGTTAAATGTAATGGGAAAGCCGATGATGCCCACAATGATTAATAATATATGTGACTTTGAGCCACGAACCGAGTTAATTTTAAATGAAATAAAAGCGGATTTAGAAGAAGGTCGTAAAATATTATTACTTTCGGATCGCCGAGAACATTTAAAAATATTAAAGGAAAAAATAGATGCTATAAATCCAGAGCTATATGAAAGCGGATTTTTCCTTGGGGGTATGAAAAAAAAAGACCGTGAATTATCAGAAGAGAAAAATGTAATATTGGCCACGTTTCAAATGGCTAGTGAAGGCTTTGACTGTAAATATCCACTTCATACATTAATTATGGCTTCCCCTAAAAGTAATATAGAGCAGTCGGTTGGGCGTATATTACGACAAGAGGCCAAATATAGAGTATTTACACCAAAAGTCATTGATATATATGATAATTTTTCAATGTTTTCAAGACAGGGGGACAAACGAATTGCTTTTTATAAAAAAAATAAATATACGATTGATTTCTATAACGAAAATAATCAATATGTTAATAGCAGCAC